CCAGGACCAATGGCTTACCGGGGAACCCGAGTTTTCGTATTTCCTGATGAATTTTAAGAGACATACTAAATTTTCAATTGAATCTATCGAAACACCTTTTGATGGTGATATTGATTACGATGTATCGGTAGAATGTCGTATACCCAAAAACAAAGGAGATCTTGTACGAAGTATGATGCTTAAATTCACTTTACCACAACCGACTGGTACAGCCGATTCGGGTTATGATATAAGATACCGTGAATCTATAGGTGCACAAATAATAGAATACGCAGATTTACTTATAGGTGGTCAAACCATAGAGAGAATAACGGGTGATTATATTTACATGTATGACCAAATACATAGTAATAAAGATGATATTGATCAAACACTCTATTTCTTAACGGGACACAATAATTATATACCCGTTTCATATGATTGGGATTATAATGTATTTTTACCCTTTTATTTCTTTAGAAACCCAAGTTTAGCTATACCTGTATGTGCATTAACAAAACAACTTGTCGAAGTACGTATAAAATTTAAAAAACTTGAAGACGTCACTATCCAGTATAAAACCAGTACTGATATTATCGATCCACCTTCAGATATTTCGTCCTCAATCAAAAAGGTTTCTCTCGTGACAGATTTCTTTTTTATTACAGAGGATGAAAAGAATTTCCTACTTACACGTCCCATAGAATATGTTATAACCCAACTCCAAATGTCTCAATTCAAATTTAAACCGGGTGAATCTAAGAAATCTGGTATGCTTAACTTTAAAAACCCTGTCAAAGAAATGTTCTTTGTAGCTGTCAGTGATGATGTATACAAATATGAACCAATAAAACAAGTTACTATGAAATTTAACAATAACGTAATCATAGACGCCGATAATTTAATGCTCAGTTACGAACAACCATTAAAGTATTATACAGGGGTAACGGATAATAACTTTGGTGTCTATAGTTTTTCTTTAAAACCGGAAACGTATTACCCTACTGGTCAAGTTAACATGAGTAGAATAGCACATAATTTGATAGATATTGAACTTGATTCACCAGACGCGAGTTTTGGACACAAAGTTTACGTATACGCTGTAAACTATAACGTTTTACGTATAAGCAGCGGTCTCGGGGGTTTAAAATTTTAGTCAGTTATACTAGTAATGGCTGGTCGTGTTCAATTAGAAACATCTGGTCCACAGGACGCTTTTTTTACAGACGACCCCGAATATACATATTTCATAAAGAATTTCCAAAAACATACAAACTTTGCACCATTCTTTGTTGATTTAGATGTTGAAGGTGAAGTAGAATTTGGAAACACTATTCGGTGTACCATACCACAAAACCAAGGTGATCTCCTTAAAACTGTAAGTATGAAAGTTGAGTTATCGGCTATAGATCAAAGTCTTAAAAGTTTTATAACAAATGGAACTGGTATAGGGTATAATGAATCAATAGGTCATCACATGATTGAACATGTGGAATTATTAATAGGGGGTCAAGTTATTCAAAGACTTACGAGTGATTTTATACACATTTATTCTGAACAATACATAACACAAACAAAGCAACACAACCTAGATAAACTTATTGGTAAACCACCTTTAGAACTTTCTGGATCCGAGGCCATGTCAACTACTTTGGGTCATTATCTCGGCAATGCTACATCCGATACAAAATATTTCATCGATATACCCTTTTATTTTTATAATAACCCTGAACTCGCTATACCACTCTGTGCTATAACAGATCAGGAAATTGAAATTGTTATAAAACTTCGTGACGTTGATCAATGTATTCATGCAACAAGAACTGGAGTTGCTCATGAAAATTACATACATTATACCGGTTTAAAACCTAAAAACTTGATAAAAAGTTTAAAAATAAACGTTGAAATGGTTTCCTTAGACGAAGAAGAAAAACAGATGTTATTGAGTAAAAAAATAGATTATATCATTACACAAGTTCAGGAAAGTACAGATCAAATTCCACAAAGTCCTAGTATTAATCCCGTTATTGTAAAACATAAACTTAATTTTAAAAATCCAGTAAAAGAATTGTACTTTATAATACAGGAAATTAGAAATAGTGCAATTAGTTCACACTTCGTAACTCCTCTTAATTATGATCACGCGGCTCAGATATTGGATAGTGAATATATAAGTCACGAACATTTACGAAACCTTGAAATTAAATTAGATGATTTTATTATTTTAGATAAGGTTACAGGTAACGTCATAAACTTACGCGCAGTTCAGAGTGGTATACACCATTCAAGAACACAATTATTCAAACGTTTCTATTCATATAGTTTTGCACTCGAACCGGAACGGTGGTATCCAACAGGTCAAAGAAATTTTAGTTTAATTAAAGAACAAATATTAACATTAACCCTGAATAGTCAGGAAGATCGTAAAAGAGAACTTAGAGTTTTAGGCCTAAGTTATAACATACTCCGTGTAGAAAACGGAATTGCTAAAACACTGTTTAATTTATAATGAATCAACAAGAAAAAGACGCAACCACAAACTTAATTGAGCAGGTTCAAGACTCTGCTATTAACATCATTCAGCCCGTACTCGAAAGAACTATGGTTCTCGCAGCTGAATACGCTAAGGCTTCTGGTAGAGATATGGTACTCGGCGAAGATTTGGAATACGCTATGAAATATTGTGCCATGAACGAAGTTGGTAAGAAAATGGGAACACATTTCCCAGAAATATACGAAGAATCTTCCGATGAAGAAGACCAGGAGGAAGAAGATATTGATTTTGAAGATGAGGAAATTCCTTTTACGAGATACACTGGACGCGAATATAAGTTTGTCAAAATGAATATAGCGTATGATAATTGGGATGCATGGGAACCAAAAAATCCGTCAGAATTAATGTTAAAAAATGCTATAGATAGTAATGAACACATCGGAACCTGAAGGATATGAAGGAACGTCTAAACATTTTAAGATATATGATGACGATGATAGTTCTGATACTGAAAGTGATTCCGATACAGAAACAGATTCGGGTTCTGATTCAGGAATAGAACGCATAAATGTTGGTATGTTAAAAGGATATATGAAACCAAAACATTATAAAAAAATTTTAATAGAAGAAGATTTACTCCCCGATTAAAATCTCAGGATACTATATATAAAATGTCTACTGCTGCTGAAACTGTTACGCTCGTCGCTCGTGAACTCGAGTCCCAATCCCTCAACGCCGTTGTTGCCGGCTTCTCCTTTGCCGCCGCCCTCTCGTGGATGGACTTGGTCAGGTGGACTGTTAACCAAGTTGTTAAGGTTAACAAGAATGGTGGTATGAACTACACGCTCACGGCCTTGTTTACGACGCTCTTGTCCATCTTGGTCTACGTTGGTATCTCTCGTGTGTCTACACGTGTGCAAAAGCCAACTCAACCAATCTTCGCGGTTACTCGATAAGTTTAGGCTTACGCATAACCAATAGTAAAAATAAACCGGTTGCGATTACCATAAATATAGATATAAACGCATCCCATCTACGCGGATCCTCCATTTCAGGGATACTCATAGGTGGTGGAAGAGCAAAGTCTCGTTCCATTTTAGCAATATTCTCAAGTTTATCAGTTGAACATGTTACCGCGAGTTTAAGTATATGATTCGCATTTCTAAAATCGTATGGTATTAACCGATTGTTACTACTATAATAAAACTGAACACGTAAACTCGATATCGTTTTTTGTGATCCCGAATCAAAATTGTGTTCAACTGTATCGTCAACACCCGAAAAGTTAATCACATCCCCGCATAGAAGTATACGTCCTGTATAAAAGGGAGTTTCGGAAAACACGGTCTTGTTAAATTCGTCGGAACCACTACTCAATTTAACAATAATTGCATCGGCACCCTGTAAATTAATACTTCCAGTTTCTAATGAACTCGAAGTTGATGACACATTTGAAGCTGGTAAACCTAAAACATCATGTGGCGTGGTGTAACCATTTGTACCAGATGTATAACCATTTGTACCAGTATAAAACAAAAATGTAAAATCACTTGCTCCCGAAAAAGTTATAGCATTTGTATCTTTATCAAAAGTTGCATTTGTAATTATAGTACAATTGGTATTAATCGCCGCGGCTAATTCTTCTCCACTATAGTTTCCAATTGGTATAGTTACCGTTTGAGTTGTACCACCGTTTGTCAAAACGTCAAATTTATTGTTCCTGG